ATGATTTAAATCATTATATACGTATCTTTTATTATTACATGTTAAACCAACTATTGTGTGTCCTTTATTAATTTCATAATCATTATAATTATCTAATAAACAACTATCTAATTTGTATTCATTACCATTAAAATGAATTATATTTTCATAATTTCTAATATTATTTTTAATAGAATCATTTATTAAATCATCTTTAATAAAATCATTTTTATTATCGGATATATTAAACCAAAAATAATATTTATCAAAATCTTTAAATAATTGATTATGAAATAAAATTAAATAATCAGGTTCATCATCTTTTAATAAATTATCAAATTCTGTATTATTATCATCTCTATTAAAATTAGTATTTTTAATATAATCAGTAGATGAATAATTTCTTATATAATTAAAGAAATTTACAAAACATGTATCATCTTTTTCATTATAATAAATATCCAAACATTTCATTCCTATAAATTTTAAATATTTTACTATAAAATTATTTAGTTTTAATAATTGTTTTTTAAATAATTCTTTTAAATTATTATCATACTTTGATATCATTTTTAATAATATATGTTCTGGTTTAATTTTTTTATATAAATCCCTTATTTTAGTTTTATCTGGTTTATAACTTTGTATTAATATAGATTTTAATACTTTCTGTAAACTATCTTCATTACTATTACCCCATTTATTATCTTTAATTTTATTTAATAATATATTTCTTGATCCTTGACTATATAAAGAAGCCATTAAAATAGCATTAAACCATTTTGTATTTGTATTTTTAAATTGAGGTATAACATCTATATTAGTACAGATTGCTTTTTTTAAATTATAATGTTTCCCTATTTCCTTATCTAATTTTAATTCATTCAAATCTTTATCTTCTAAATCTTCTTTTTTATATCCATGATTTTCTATTAAATAATTTATTATTTCTGTTTCTGAATAATCTTTTAAATCATACACATCACTTATTATTGAACTCATATGAGATAAACTATTCGATTTTGATGATTCGCTTATATTTAAATCTATCTCTTTTTCTTCTATTATTTTTGTATAAACAAGTATTCTATATCCTTTATTAAAAGAAAAACATAAATCATCTTTGTTTATATTATCTAATTTACATTCTTTTTGATTTAAACAAAATTTCTGCTTGTTCTTTAAATCCCATTCATAAGGCATTAAAGAACACGGAGATGATGATGTATTTTTTTGATTCCAGCCATTATATACATATTTTTTATTATTACATCTTAAACCAACTATCGCGTGTCCTCCTTTATCTTTCATATTATAATTAACCAATATACAACTATCTAATTTATATTTATTGCCATTAAAATCAATTATATCTTCATAATTTTGTATTTGTTTTAAATTACTTTTATTAATAATACCATCTATTTTAAAATCTTTTTTATTTGGTGTTTTATGAATCCAATCATAATAATAATAATCATTAAAATCATTAAATAATTCACTATGAAATAAAATTAAATAATCAGGTCCTCTATCGCTTAATAAATCTTTTAATTCTTGTTTATTTAATTCATTATTAAAATTCTCATTTTCAAAAAAATTATAATAATTTACAAAATATTCATTTAATGTTTTTTGATAAAATATATCTAAACATTTCATTCCTATATGTTTTAAATATTTTACTATATATTTTGTATTATAACCTAAATTACTTTTTTTTTGTATTATTTTTTTAAATTTTTCTTTAAAATCATTATCATGTTTTGATATTAATTTTAGTAATATATTTTCTGGTTTAATTTTTTTATATAAATCCCTTATTTTAGTTTTATCTGGTTTATAACTTTGTATTAATATAGATTTTAATACTTTTTGTAAACTATCTTTATTACCCCATTTATTATCTTTAATTTTATTTAATAATATATTTCTTGATCCTTGACTATATAAAGAAGCCATTAAAATAGCATTAAACCAACAAGTGCCTGAAAATTGAGGTATAACATCAAAATTTTTACATTTATCATTAATAAATATAAAAATTTTATCTCCATTAGCAAAATTATAATTATATTCATAATCATTTTCATCTATAATTTTATAATCTTTATCTGTAAATTTACCTTCTGTCATCCAATCAAACTGAACTAATTTATTATCATCAATTATATAATGATTATTTTTAGATATAATACATAATAAAGTTTTTTGATGTGTATCATTTTTATTATTTCTCAATAAACAAGCAATAAGATTATATTTATTTAAATATTCGCGTTCTTTTTCATTTAATAATCTTAATTTATAAGATTTATCACTTAAATAATCATTTAAATTTTTAAAATAATTTCCTAATTGTTTATTTTGATTATAATCTGTAAATATTATAATATCAGGTTTTTCAACATTTAAAGAATTTGTATCTTCATTTAATAGTTCATTAATATTTTTACTATCAAATTCTTTGTCAAATGTATAATATTTATATATATTCGAATAATATTCTTTATCATTTAATTTAAATATATCAATAACTTTTAGATTACGATTTTTTAGTAAATCAATTAAATATAATTCAAAAAAAGGTAAATCATTTTTATATTCATTATAATCACGAAGTTTTTTAAAAATAATATGACTGTTATCTCTATTTTTTTTAATTAAATTTTCTAAACTATAATTATCATTATATATGTTCAATATTTTTAGTTGTTCGCGTGAAAATAAATCAATATCAAAATCATTGTTTTTAAAAATAAATAAAAATATTTCAATTGTCTTATACCAATAATTAACTGAATTATCGGTAATTATTTTTTCTTGAATTAACGATTTATTTACCATTATAAAGATATTATCTCCTTTATCGAAATTATAATTATATTCAGTTCCATTGCTATCCTTAATTTGATAATCAAAATTAATTAGTTTTTGGTTATAAAACCAAATAAATGGTACTATTATATTATCTAATGTATCATCAATTATATATTGCCTATTACCATATTTAAAACCTAATATTGATTTTTGTTTTTTATCTTTTACATCATTTCGTAACAAACAAGCCATTATTTCAAAATTTTCAATTATATTTGGATTATTTAGAAATTTTGGTTTAAATGATGTATGTTTTAAATAATCTATTAAACTATTAAAATAAGTTGCTAATCGAATATTATAATTAAAATTAATTAATATAATCACATCAAGTTTTTCTTTATATTCAAAATATTTATATATATTATTTTTATACAAATCATAAAATTTATTATTTAAAAATAATTTAATTTTTTCTTCATTAAAATAATTATTAAATGAATAATATTTATATAAATTTGGATAATATTTATAGCCATTATAATATAAATCTATTACAGATAAATTTAATTTATTTAATGATTCCAATAAATCAATTAAATATAATTCAAAAAAAGGTAAATTATTATTACAATTATTATATTCTTGAAGTTTTTTAATAATAATATGATTTTCATTATTTTTTTTAAATAATATTTCAAGATTATCATTTTTGTTTAATTCATTTTTAATAACAAAAATACTTTTATTTAATAAATTAATATCAAAATAAGTTTTTTTAAAAAAAAATATAAATATTTCAAGTATTTTATACCAACAAACAAAATTAATAATTTTTATTTCTTGTTTTTGTTTCGACTTAAATAAACTTTTAAACATTATTATAAATTATAAATATTTTTAATTGTATTTTTTCATTAATTTTCTTTTTTTATTTCCTCCTAAAATATTTTCATCTTTTTTAATTAAAATATTATAAATCATTAATTGCTTTTCTATTGAAAAATTTTTCAATTTAAAAACTCTTTTATATTCATAATCAATAGGTAATTCCGTTACTAATTCTTTGCCTTCTGTTATTATTTTATAAATATTTAATAATTTTTCTTCTTCTATATTTAATAAAAATGCCACTATAATTTGTTCATCATTTGTAAAAATATCTAAATTATATATTTTATAATTTTTAATATAATCTTTTATTAATTTTATTAAAAAATCTTTTAAAACATCATCTTCTTTTTTCAATAATTTATTAAATAAATAAATATAAAATAATTTATATTTTAAATGTATAGTTTCATTAGTTAATTCTTCAATGATGGTTATATTATAACCTATTTGTTTTAATAATTCTTTTAATTCTTCTATTTCTTTTTCTTCTAAATCATAAAATTCTTTTATTAATGGTGATATTGATTTTGAATTATATGACATACTTATTTCTTCTTTTGTTTCTAATAATTTCGGTGATTCATCTTCTTTTATTCTAACATAAATAAGCACTCTGTCACCTTTTGAAAAATTAAAACATAAATCATTATCATCAATCTCATCTAAATTACAAGTTTTTTTATTTAAACAAAAACCATCATTTTCTTTATATAAATTTCGTTTCCAATCATATTTAAATAATTTACAAGCTTTATTAATTGTTTTTGAATATTCATATCCATATTTTTTTCTATGTTTAGTTTTATTCCAACCATTATATACATAATTTTCATTTCCACATGTTAAACCTAATATAATATGATATCCTGATGGTAAATTATTATAACTTGATAATAAACAACTATCTAATTTATAGTTAATTTTATTAACTTCAATTATTTCTTTATAATCTATTACGCCTTTTGTTTCTTTTTTATATTTAATTCTATATTTATCTATTTTTATTTCGTTTAATGTAAATATTTTTTCATTGAATAATACTATTATTTCTGGTATTTCATCTTTTTTTATTCTCAATTTATCATATAAAATATTATCATAAATTGCTCTGTTTATATAAAATAAACTTAAAAATTTATAATTATATAAACTTAAAAAATTAGTAATCCAATAAATACCAAAATGAAATCCATAAATATTTGTTTTAAGATTTCTTCTAAAATAGTCAATTGTATAATTTTGATTATTTTTAATTAATAATGACATTAATAATAATTCTGGTTTAGTTTTACCTTCAAATAATTTTGTTATCTTTTCTGGTTCAGTATAATTATATTTTAACATATATGTAAAAAAATTTTTTATTTTATCTTCTTTTATTTCTTCTCTTGTCCATTCAAGACTTAATTCGTATGTTATTCTCCTTGTTTCTTGTGAATATAATAAAGCCATCAAAATAACATTAAACCAACAAGTTCCAGATACTTGTGGTATAACTTCTAAATTATGACATGGTGATAATTTAAATAATTTTTCCTTTATTTTATCAATAAAAAATTTGTTATTAAATGTTGTATCAATTGATTCTGTTTTATATAAATAAGAATATAATTTAATTAAGTCTTCTTTATTTAAATTAGATATTACATAAATTGAATCTATTTCTTTAATAATTGTATCATCTAATTTAAATAAATCAATGAAACTATAAATTTTTTTATTTTTTAAATAATTTATTATTAATTGTTTCATAAAATATTTAATAATTGTATCATCATCTAATTCTCTAATTTTAAATAATACTTTATATTTATTTTCTAATTTTGTTAATATATTTTCTTTTGTAAATTGTGATATGTCTAATAATTTATATCCTATTTTTATTAATACTTTTTTTAATTTGTCAAAAGAATCATCATCTATCTCATAATAATTTTTTAAATATTTTTGTATTGAACTTGATGAATAATCTAATGACTTATTTGATAATTCTTCTTGTTCTTTCTGTTCTTTTGTTTTTATTTCTTCTTGATTAATTTTAATATAAATTAAAATTATGTTGTTATTTCTTTTTCCTGTTCGTATATCATAACCAAAATTAATATCTCTAATTTCGTCTTTATATATTTGATGTAATTTACAATTTTCACTTTTAATATTAAAAGTTTCTTGTGATGAACGTAATGCTTTTTTCCAATCATATATATATTCATTACAACCATCATATATATAACAATCATCATCACTTGTTAATCCAATTATAAAATTATCTAATAAACAAGCTTCTAATTTATAATTATTACCATTATAATTAATTTCTTCTTCATAAGTAGGTATTCCAGTAGTTGAAGATATAGTTGTTTTTTCTTGTAAAGTAGTTTGTTTTAATGATATATATCTTTGTTGTTCAATAGAATAATATAATGGATATTCATTAAAATCTCTAAATAATTCTTGATTAAATAAAATTAAAATTTCAGGTGTTTCGTTTTTTACATATCTAAAAAGAAAACTATCATTTTCAAGACGAGCATTTGTAAAAATATCAGTTCTATTTTGTAAAACTAATGTATATAAAAAATTATCATAGTAATATAAATCTTTAAAACATATACCAAATGTTTTAAGTATATCAATAAAAAATAAAATATTAATAAATTCTATATTTTTTTTATTTTTAATTATTTCTATTGTAATATTTTTAAGACTATTTTTATTATGATAAATTTCTATATATCTAAATAATAATAATTTATATGAAGTTTTATTTAAAAACATATCATTTTCATAATTTTTAAATAAAATTAATAATGAATTTATAAATTTATTATTTTTAATAATTTTTATACTTTTCTTAAATAATTCTTTTATTTTATCACATTTAGCTATTAAAATTATTATTAATTTAAACCAATACATATATTCATCCATAATTTATTCTTATTATTATAATGAAAAAAATTAATTATAATTTATATAATTACAATCTTCATTAAAATCTATATCATTATTATAATTATAATCATCATTATAATATTCATTATTATAATCATCACAATAATAATAATCATTTTTAATATTTTCATAAAAATTATTAAATGAATAATATTTATTTAATTCTTCGTTATTATTAGCTAATATACGTAATGCTATATTTTGATTAGGGTTTAAATATAAGCTCATAGTAAAATCTCTAAACATTTATATTATCTATTTATATTTTATAAATCATTTTTTATAATTAATTATTAGTTTATAAATAAAAATGTTATTTGATATTATTGAATATAAAGATATTAAAATTACTTGGGCAGAGTTTTTAGATTATATTGATGAAATTAAAAAAGAAGAATTATTAAGAGATGAATATGAAATTAAATATAGAAAAAGTGCCGAATATCAAAATAATAAAGATAAATATGAACGATTATTAAGATTAGGTAATTTTCAATTTAAAACTATTTTTGATAATATTTATAATTATAAAATTAATAAAACAAATTATATAAATAAAAAAATAAATGGATTATATATAATTAACATTGGTTTTATTTGTTATTTTTTATATTATAAGTATTTTTAAATTATAAATAACAAAAAAACCAAAAATGGTTGTATATTTAGGATATAGAAAGAAAATACATTCAATTATATTTTCTTATACTTGTGCCGATGAGGCATCCTAAATATAGAAGTATAACAAGCAAACTACATATTCAACTTCTTTGTGAATCATGTATATGGTTATTACATCATAACCATTATTTAAAAACAAAAAATCATTTTTTTATTTTTTTATTAATTTTTAATAAAAATTTATAATTCAGATTTTAGCAAATCGCGTACTTTCATAATTGCGTAGCCTAATCTATTAGCTCCTTTCCATTCGTTCATAGGAGTTTTTAATGTAGTAGTAATATCTAAACCATTGCCCCATATATTATCATATGGTGAACATTCAACAATAATTTTATCGTTTGTTGCCAATAATAATTTTTTCAATTTTTCATTTTGTGAAAACTTTTGAAGATTAGCATTATAAACAATTAAATTAGAAATATTATTCCACGAATATTCGTCAAAGTTTTTAACAGAACGCCCTAATTTCTTTTGTTCTTTTGGTTCATTTGTATTCATAATTGCCGTTGCTGTTTCTAAATCACCGAAAAATAAAGCTTTGGCATGCATCATTCGTTGTTCACAACAGTTATAAGTAATTCCATTGTAAATAAATGGAGCAATATACCATTGAGATAAATAACCAGATTTAAAATAAACTCCATTATCATTTTCATAAAACTTATCATTAGCATTAACACTGGTCATTATATAATCTTTTATAAGATTTACTATAAAAAACAAAAATCATTTTTTTTATCTTTCAATTAATTTTTTCATAATAACACAATCACTTTTAAAATAATCATTGATAGTTGAAATAATATCACATACATTTAAGTTTAAATTACAACAATAAACATCAATAGCACAATAATTTTTTTGTGGAAATGTATGAATTGATAAATGGCTTTCGCTTAATAAATATAACATTGTAACACCAATTGGTTCAAATTGTTTATTTACTTCACCTACGACAGTTAATTTACCAACATCAATAATTTTTTCCATTAATGGTTCGACATTTTCAATTTTTTCTAATAAATTGTTATTAGTAATATTAAATACATCTACTATTAAATGAAGACCAGACGCCATTTATTATATTTATAATAATATTAAATAAGAAAATAATCATTTTTTTTTAATTTTTAATATTAAAAAGTTGGCATTTTAAATGTTAAAAATTAAAAAAAAAATGATTTTTATTTTTTAAAATCATTTCAATAGTAAAATAAGAGAAATGGAGAATTATCCTGAAAATCATCGTATGCGTTGGACTAATAAGGAGAATATCCAATTATTAAAAGAAATTAATAAGGGTATTAATTTAGAAACAATCGCTTCTAATCATAAAAGAACAATTGGATCAATTAAATATAAATTGATTAGATATGCTATCGAACTGGCAGAAACAGATCAAACATTATCATTGTTAGATTTATGTGTAACTACTACATTAAGTAGCAAAGATCTAATTGAAGGATTTAAAAAATTAAAATACGATTATGATTATATTGATATGACAGGTTATGACAGTAATAAAGATAGTGACACTGATAGTGATAGTGAAATTAATAATAATAATGAAGATAATAATAATGAAGATAATAATAATGAAATCCAAAAATTAAATAGAAAATTTAATATTATTTTAGGAGTAATTGGAATTTACGCAATTACTAATATTATTATTAAATTATATTATTAGGATTACTTATATATTTAATCCAATAAGCAGGTTGATATGCTGAATCTTTAATACCTAAATAAAAATTATAATTATTTGCTTTTTCTAATATTTTTTTTTCTTTAATTGTAATTACTGATTTATTTTTATACAAATTAATAATATTTAGTTTTGATAAAATTATATTAATTTCAAGTATATTTTCAATAATTTCTTCAATTGATTTTGAAGAAAATAAATATTCGTGTTTATTTAATAATTCAAATAATTCTTTTTCGTGTATTTTTGGCGAATTACAAGTTTTATGTTTATTATCTGTTCCAATACCGTTTTTTAAATTTTTATTTGTTTTAAGTTTTAATAATAATTCTACTATTTTATTTTTAGGTATATCTTCTTCTAACAATGGTGAATTATTATTAAGTTTTTTAAATAAATCCAATGAATATTTATTACATTTTGCCTCATTTATATCTTCTATTATATATTCCCACATATATAAATATTTATTTTCGTTATGTAATAAATATTTATCAATATATTTACATACCGCTTCATGTCGATGTTGTCCATCTATTAATTGTTTTTTATCATTTTTAATATCATAAATTGAATGACAAGTCCAAGGGAGTTGATAATTATTCATCCATAATATTTCATATAATTCATTTACCTTTTCTTCATTTATTTTTCTATTAAAATATAAATTTGTATAATAATTATCATTAAAATATTTAAAATCAATTTTATATAATTTAATTTTATCATCAAAATTATCTAAAATAATACTTGTCATAATTTATATTTTATTAAATAAATTATAAATCATTTTTTATAATTTATTTAATAAATTTTCACTTGGTCCATTATTTGCCCAATAATTTTTGTTAGCAATCAATCGAGTAGGTTGTGCTATTGCGAAAATAAAATAAATAATCATTATTATTATTAATATTATACAAATAATAATTATATAACTTAATAAAAATGGAAAAGATGAATGAAGTAATAAACCAAATAATATTATAATAATAAAACAACTTATTAATAAAATAATATTAAATAAATATAATATTTGTTTTTTCATCCCTTCTATTAAATTTGTTAAACTAACTTTTTTAAGTCTATTAACTTCATTTTGTTTTAACTTATTTATATATAATTTATATAAATAATTATCAGCATTAGCACTATGTGTTTTATTATCTGCTATATATATATTTGCTATTATTTTATTATCTAATTCTTTTACAGAATTAGTATAATTATTTATACTTGTAACTAATCTATTACATAATAATGAATGATTTTTAATATTATTAGCATTAAATTCTTTATAATTAATTGTATTGCTACAAGATAGATTTGTAAATTTTTCATATAAATTAACGTGATGAAAACGATTATAAAATAAATATGTTATTATTAATAATATAATAAATGTTGTTATATAATAAGAATTTTTAAATCTAACTGTTATATTTGATAATATAGTTATTAAAATTGTTATTATAATTATTATTATTAAAAATATAATAACATAATTAGCATATTGTTTTATTGCTGTAAAATTTGTTATATATTTATTATATTCTTTAATTGATACATTTAAAGAATTTTGTATTTTTTCATATTCTGTATTAATATCATCTAATAATTTAATTTTTGATGAGTATGTATATTTATTTATCAAAAAATTATTATCATATTTTTTAAATATATTATCTTTTAAATTATTTATATTTGTTTTCATATTTTCAAATGCCGTATTAATATTTGTATAAATAGAATTACCACCACCAGTTGATATAAAATAATCCTTTGACTCAAAATTAGCATCACTTAAAGTAGAGCTATTAATATAATTATTTCTAATTATAATTTGTAATGATATATTGTATAATAATTTATTATAACGTAATTTTTCTTTTAATAAATATCCCATCATTTCTTCCGGTGATTTATTTAAAATTTCTTTTAATATTCTTAAAAATTTATCTTTTCTTGTTTGTTCATCATAATTTTCACCATTTACAGATATATTAAATGGTGAAAATTTAGTATATTCCATATTAGCAGGAGTTGTTGGTGTTGTATATAATATTGGATATGATATAGTATTATATGTTACATTATGATTACTATCTTGTGATACAATTAAATTATAATCTAATGCTGTATCAACAATGGGTTCTAAATTAGTTAATATAATATTTTTATCATTTAATTTATTAGCTTCTGTAATTATATTACTATAAGGATCAGAACTATTAGTATAACTTGTTAAATTATATTTTGCTTTAAATACATTCATATTTATTTTAAATGTAGGTATAGTGGTAACTTCATTTGCTGTTTTAACTAATTCTGTATAATTAATTAATTTATTTGATAAAGCAGTTGTAATAATATTATGTAATGTAGTTTTGTTAGATTGATCAGATACGCTTTCATTTTTTTCTATTTTTTTTATAACTGCTGTAACTATTAAACCTTTATTAGCATCACTTATAGAAGAAGTTATTGATGACATAGCTGTCATTATTGCGTTTAATAAAGAAGCATCATTATAATCAGGTGTAGTTTTATGAGTAGTTCCTGTTGTTACAAGTCCATCAAAATTAGACTGTGTAATAACTGGTGTTAATCCAGAAGTTAAACTGCTAATTGCTGTATTAAAAGCACTTGTTTTAGTGTCCACGTCTTTATCAGCTTTAAATTTAAGATTAGAAGTGTATTGTTCATATTTATCATTTGCTCCTATTGTAGTATAATCAATAGTTATTTTTAAATTATTAATAATTTCATTAAAATTAGTAATATCATTATTATTAATGATATTTATTTTATTTAATTGTAAATGTAAGCTATTATATAGATGAGCATATAAAAATGTATCAGAATAAAAATTATTAATATCATTACATGGTATAAATAATTCATTTGTTTTTTCTGGCGATATTGCTCCTGAAAAACTATTATCATCTATAACAGATTTATTTTCATAATTTTCATATAAATTATTATATTCTTCTGTCATTTTTAATATATTCTATTTATAGTAATATAATTTAAGTTATAATTTATTTTTTATTAATTATTATTAATTTTTTCTTCAAGTAATTTAATATTATTTGATAATTCTTTTATAGATTCTATAATTAATGCTATCATATTATTATAAGCAATTGCTTTCATATTATCATTATTTGTATAAACAACTTCTGGTATTATTTTTTCTACTTCTTGTGCTATTAAACCTATACAACGTTTATTTGTGCTAATCATATTATAATATACACCATTTAATTGTTCTATTTTATTAATAGGATTTGTTATATTACTAATATTTGTTTTGAGACGAATATCAGAACTACTATATATTTCACCAGAAGCAAATACATTTCCATTTACTTTAAATTTATAATAATAATCATTACTATTATAATCTATATACAATCCTTTATTTATATATATAGTATTATTATCATTTATTGTTGGTTTCCAATCATATATATTAGATAATAAAACATTATTTTTATAAATATCACCCGATATATTAATATCTCCTAAAATATCTAATGTCTTATTTGGTATAATTGTTCCTCCAATACCAAGTTTATAACTACTATTATCCCAATATAAATTACTCGTGGTTATTATTGAATTATTATTATTACCTATTAATATTTGTCCTAATGTAAATGAATTACTACCTGTTCCTCCTTTACTTACAGGCAAAGTTCCATAAAGATTATTAATATTTAAATTACTTAAATTACTTCCATTCGCTTTTATATATCCATTTATTGTTAATGTATTTATGGTATCATCCCATTTTATATTAGATGTGTTTGATAATTGATTATCATTATTAGCATATAAAAGATTGTATTTTTCTATTGTATTAAATCCAAGACCACCATTTGAAAATGATAAAACTCCTTTTA